TGTGTAGCTTGACGTGTCGGGCATTGTAGGGGCGGCTACAGTGGACGGCGTTGAGGGCTGTTCCGCGCCCTTGTTGCCGCCTGTGACTGCGCCCTTTACAGCATCCCAGATGCCTTTAGCGCCGCCCCTGATGCCGTCTCCGATGCCTTTGATGATGTCTGCGCCGACCGCGATCCAGTCGGTGTGGACAATGGCATCGATGAGGGCAAGGACAAGTTCTGCGGCGACCTGAATGATCATCGGGATTGCCTGGATCAGTCCGGTTGCAAATCCGCGGATGCACTCGCCCGCGCCCTGTAAGAGCATGGGAAGGTTCTGAATGACGCCGCGGACCAGCGCCACAAGGATCTGCGCGCCGCCGACCATAAGAGACGGCAGAAGCGCTCCGATGGTGCTCAGGAAGTTCGACAGCAGTATTGCGCCCTGTGCGACAAATGCGGGAATCTGGGAAGTAATGCCGGCGACAAGTCCGCTGATGATCTGCGGGCCTTTTTCCCTCGCCATTGCGAGGATGCCGTCTATCTGCGCCCCGAACTGTGAATAGAGGAGTCCGAGAGCCACAAGGACAGCGCCGACCAGCGCAGTGGGCACGAGCATTCTTAATGCGACGCTCATAATTGTTCCGAGTCCGTTAAACAGTGCCCCACCGATGTTAAAGATAATGCTTCCGAGCTGTCCAACCGCACCGCCAATCCGACCGATTGCTCCGTTAACCTGGCCGACAATACTGCCGAGCGCCGAGTCGCCTGCGAAGTTGTTCCAGACGCCGGAAAGCATTGATCCTGCGCCGGATGCAAAACTGCTCACATTTCCGGTCAGGGAGTTGAAAATACTGCCAGCCTTGCTCACGAGCGAATCAGGGAACATTCCCTTGATAGCGTTTCCTGCTTCTCCTGCGAGCTTTGTGAAGGTCTGAGGGGCATTGAGCAGGGCTTTTCCGAACCCTGTCACACCCTTGACGCCCTGTTTCCACAGGTTGCTGTCTACGACTGTACCCGCAAGATAAGCACTGCCGATCGCTCCGATGGCCGCACCGACCCGCTTAATTCCCTCCGGAATTTCGCCGATGCTGTCGCGGACGGTGTCAAAGACTGCCTGCAGGCCGCCCGCTATGCCGCCATCTTTGAAGCCCTTACCGAACGCATTGACCAGTTCTGTCGCGAACTGGGTAGCGCCTCGAAGGGCAGGCTGTAGCTTCTTATAGACGCTGATGCCAACTTCATCCAGCGCAGATTTAAGGATGGATATATCACCCTCAAGGTTGTCCTGCTGCGTGTTGTACATCTCCTGAGCCGCGCCGATACCGTCGGAGGCATGCGTCGCCGCTTCGTACAATTCATTGTAGCTGTCGCCGCACCCCTGAAGCATTGCCCGTGCCGCCGCAAGGTCTGTCTGCTTGAACAGCGTGGACATGATGGAGTTTTTCTGCTCGTCCGTCATGCCATCCATGGCTTTGCTGAGGTCGCCGAAAATTTCATTCAGTCCCCTCATTTTGCCCTGCGAGTCGTAGGCGCTGACGCCCAACTGCTGGAACATCTCGGCGGCATTTTTGTTGCGGGGATTCTGCAAAGCCAAAATCATGTTCCGCAGGTGCGTGCCGCCTTCCGCTCCGGTGATATCCGCGCTGGCAAGGATTCCGAGGGCGGATGTTATCTCATCAATACCGCCTTTTAAGCCCTGACCGGTGCCGCCGAGCGTGGTAATGGCCTCACCAATCTGCCCGACGTCTGTCTTGGACTTGGCGGCTGTGATTGCCATGACATCGGCGAGGTGGTTAAAGTTTTCCTCTGTTCTGTCAAGCCCTAACGCCGCCAGTGTCGCCGTGATGTACCGTGCGGAATCGGCCATCTCTATGCCGCCCGCTCCGGCAAGCCTCAGGACAGTAGGCAGAGCCGCCGCAGATTCTGACGCTCCATAACCTGCCATGGCGAGCTGGTTTAAGCCCTCTGCCGCCTCTGACGCGCTGAAGGCCGTCTCTCGCCCGCACTGCCTCGCGGCCTCTTCGAGGATGGCATACTGAGCCACACCCTCTTCCGTGGCTTTGTCAATCTGCAGTGTCGCGGCGACCTGGGACATGGACGATTCAAACTCCTTGCCCACGCCGACAGCCTTGCCGGTGATTGCTCCGACAGCTGCAGCAGCCGCAGCCGCTCCGATTGCCATCGTCCTTGTAGCGCCGCGGATCGTCTGATTAACCGTACTTATGGCGCTATTAAAGGATTTGTCTATTTTGCCTGCGATTTTTATCGCGAGCTCCATCTCTTTAGCTTTGCCCGCCATAATACTCTGTAACCTCGTGTGCTATCTCTAATAGCTCAGAAAAAGACAGAGCCTCCAACTCGGAAAGCCCTGTCTTTAACGTGATAGATAAGTGTATGCAAAGTTTCCGGAGAGCCTTGCCGTCAGACGGTCTTACTCCTCGCCGTAGAAAAAACTTGTCACCCTGTTTTTGACCTTAATCGCCTCGCGGGGAGGGAGGCTCTGGAAAAACTCCTGCGGAAGCCCGGATGCCTTGGATGCAAAGATACAGGCATATTCCAGGGACATTTCCGGCAGGACGTTGATGCTTCCGGAGCGCTCCATCATGCGCTGAGTGGAGATCATGTCGCGGGCGCTGAGGTCTTCCAGTCCGGAGAGGTCTACGCCGGTATAGGTTTCGTCCTCCCAAACAAAAGGCTTTTTAAAGGTGATGTAGTAACCGCCGTCAGGCTCTTCGGTGTCAGCAGGCTCGGCCTGAGTCTCAACCTGCTTCAGTTCTGTATCATCTCCGATCGTAATATTGTCGTTTGCATTCTCAAAAACCATGTTGATTCCCCTTTCTGGTCATGTGCTGGTTATGTAAGGATCATACCTGCTTACGGATCGCGGCGAGCAGGTCGACGCCTTTGACTTTGTAGACAAAATTGAGTTTGTCCAGCTCGAACATCTTGACGCCGTCGACCTCGATCAGGATGTAAGTGATCTCGACCTTGATAGAAGAGCCTGTGCCCTCGCCCTGCTTGAGCTTGCCGCCGGTGATGGCTTTATTTTTGCCCTTGACAACAATGCGGCTGGGCATGGCGCCGGTGTTGATGTTGCCGGTGTCGATGGTCTGTGTGGATGCCCTCAGTGTGAGGTTGAGCGCCTTGGACATGGATGCCAGACGGAACATGTGCTCGTTGAGGGTGCGGAAAGGAATCTCCATCTCAGACGCCTTGAAGTGTCCGAGCAGAGGCTCATCGATCTCGCCGAGGATGCCCGCGCCGGAGAGGGTCTCTGTCAGTGCCTCGAAATCAGGGAGCGTCACCTCGTCAGAGATGCCGACCAGTTTGTTGCCGTCCAGATAGACGTTATACGCATTAACTTTTGTTGCCAGTTTCATGATCATTCACCTCCTTCGAAGGATGCGGCGAGCATGGAAGGATCAAACTCGAGCACGTTGAGGATGTCTTCCGCAGGGGTAAAAGGCGCAAGGTGCTGATAGAAGCGCACATGTCCGTCGAGGATGTCCTCCACGTTGTTGTCGCCTCCGACGTACTCGATACGCGCACCGGCACACTTGCCTTCTGCCACGAGAGAGTTTCCGTAGACATTCTCGTCGTCCACGATCGCCTCGATCAGGCGGAAATTCGCGGGAGAATCGACCCTGTTGTGATAGGTCAGGATGAAACGGTTGCCCCACCAGGAGAAGAAGCGCCTGCAGCAGAACCACAGATCTCTGACTTCTCCCGCGCCGGGATAAGCGGCTGTACGGTTGCCCCACAGAAGCCACTCGCGGAAACGGTTGAAAGTGCTGATACCGTAGCTGTTGACGATATTGGCCTGTGCCTCGTCCATGATGATCTCCGCGCCCGCCTCTGTGCAGATACCGTCGATGGCAACGGGGATATTGGAAGGGGAGATGAAGGGCACATCGTTATTTTCCGCGTCGGTCAGCTGGGTATAAGCGCCCTTGATCGCAGATCCATGATAGATCTTGTCGCCGATCTTCGCGCAGGGCCATACGATGTCCATATGAGGGGATGTCATGCCCGCAGTGGCTTTCGCGGCCTGCGTAGCCGTGTAGGTGACGGCGCCGGAGGTGGAGCTGTCGAGATCCACGATACACTCGCAGGAGAACAAGCCATTGATGCCCTCGCACTTGGCAGCCATGGCAGCCGCAACATTCGCATTTTTGGACCATTTAGGGGAGATCAGCAGGCCGGGCACATAACCGGTGCGGGGAAATACCTGGCGGATGCACTCAAGGCCGGTCTCCGTACCTGTCAGGGAATCAACGCCGCCGATGATGTTCGCGGCAGTGACACCTGCGGGATTGAGCTTGTCGCCGGACACCTTGACGCTTGTCTGTGTGCCGACAAAAGTCAGGATGCAGTAGCCGTCATCGTCGAACGATACGATATAATCAGTGCCCTCAGTAAGGTCGGTGGAACCCTGCTTGACGCTCAGGCTCGACACGATCATGCCGGGGTCGTCCAGCTTGACCTGGCCGCCGGAAACGGTGTAGGTCTTCTCGGTGACGGCTGTCTTATGTGTTGCGGGGTCGAGTACGTTGATAACAACCAGCGGGCCGGTGCCGGCCACGCGGAAGGTAGCGTCAATCGCCTCGCAGATGTTGTAGTTTGCAAAATCGTCGCAGTATCCGACGAGCTTCTTGGCCTCTTCGAAGTTTTTCACGAGCACAGGAACATTGACGGCTGCGGCAGGATCCTCTGCCATATTGACAGGTGCTGTGCCGATGACCACCTGCAGTCCTGCTGTGCCGGAGTTGGGCGCGGCTACACGGGTAGGCGCTTCAAGCACGCGCACGCCATGGTAATAGCTCATAGTTTTAAACCTCCTTTAAAACTGCGTCATAAAGTGTCTTGAGTCTGCCGGGGCTCCTGAGCTCCTTGGCGGCCTCTGCGTATCTGCTGACAGGGACGATCAATCCTCTGATCGCGGGGATCTTCTTTGCTCTGGCTTCCAGATACGCGGGAATCCTGCCATCGGAAAACACAGTGCCGTGGCTGATCAGTTTGGGTATGGCGGGCCCCAGGTAGACGACAGCCTCCACGGGCTTTGCCGCCTTAGAGCCTGCCGCCTGCGGAACTACTGCAGGCTTTTCGGTTTTGCTCATGCGTATGGGTCCTCTCTTACTATGGGAGCGGTTTCGAAAGTCATCGCCATACCGCCGAAAAAGTATGGGTACGACCCCTCTTCCTGCAGTGCCCATTCAATGGGAGGCAGACAGGCATACTTTCCGGCAAGTCCCGGATTCTTTTCGAATCGCTCCGTAATTCTCTGTATCATGTTGAGTATATCTTTGTAGCCCTGATTGTCGGGATTGCGGTCAATGACGCCGAAAAGCAGATTGATGTGTGTGGTCTGCTCGCGGTCTATCTTGTCGAATATCCCATCCTCGAGACGTACGATGATGTACGGAAAAGGCACTACAACAGCTTCTGTGTTGTACATGCCCTCTTCAAGTTCCATGTCTGTGACGGTGCTGGGGATTTCCTTTGCCACAGGGACGGGCAGAAACTGCTTGTATACATTGATGGGCACCCGATTGCCGCTCGGGTCATCAAGGTAAAACCCGTCAAAAAGTTTCTGCAGTTCTGCCTGCAGGTCGTCCTGCAAAAATGTCGGTGTCATAGGTTATATTCCTCCGAGGATTTTACTTACCTGCTTATCGACATTGTTCTGCAGGTTTTTGATGATATTAGGCTCGACGATGCCGTATACCCTGCGCTCGTTGCCGATCATGATGGGGCTTGAGACGGAGAATTTCTTCTCGATGCCAAGACGGTTTTTACGGTATCCGCTGTTTTTTCGTGTGCCTTTGTCGAAATCCTTTCCGTCCTTAGCGTCCTTGCCAGTATACTTAGCTACAGCCAAGTGACTCGAATAAGGGCTTACATTGTTGACAAACGATCGCTTGCCCATCGACTTGACCTGTCCGCGCAGGATTTCCACCCGGGGCGTGCCCTTGCGGCCTGTGACGCGGAACTTGATCATCTCGATGGGAGCACCACGGGTCAGCAGTATCGCCTCGAGGTTTCCCACGTTGGCGGGCGTCAGTTTCATGTCCTTGTTGAAGCCGCCTTTTTTGACGGTATAGGTGGCGTTGGCCTTGGCCCACAGGTCTGTCCTTGCGTCCTTCGCGGTCGCATTGATGGCATTCTTGAGGGCTGTCGGGGCTTTTGCCCTGAGCGCTCCGAGCCGCAGTTCTATATCCCTTACGGTGATCTCGTCAAGCTCAAACGTGAGCATTCCATCGTCTGCCATTAGTGCCTGTTAGCCTCCACTGTGATGCTGTATACGCCATCCTCATTGATCGCATCGGTGACGATATATCTCATACCGTCGAGCGTGATCATGTACCCCACGGGAGGCAGGCCGCCATATTCCCGCGCCCAGACATAGATAAGTGTCTGCTTAGTATTCACGCCGTCCATGTCCGACTTTGCCTTCTTTTCCCTCTCGATCAGCTCGTTGTTATCCACAAGAGCGCGCATCTTTTTGCCGTTGATCACATGCTCCACGGCAAATTCTTCGAGGTTCAGAAAAACGTCGGTCACATCCGAGCGTATGCATTCCTTGAAATTCATCCTGCCGGTTTCCTTCCTGCTTTCCGGGACGGTTCTTTAACGGCTCCGCGAAGATAGCGGTCTGGCACTCGCCCGACAAGGTCCTGCTCCGGTCCGCACGACGGTGTTGCTATGCCCGGTCTCCCCGCTGGAGCAGAGACGGGTCTGGCCTTGGGCTTTTCCTGTTTCTGCTCTTCAGCGGGCTCCTGTATATATTCCGCAGACCTGCAGGCGATCCATGTCTCGCCCAGCTCCGCGGGGATGTCGTTCGGCAGCTCGTCACCCGCGTAATACTGCGTGTTACCATACAGGATGTCGACGCGGGCTATGAGCCTGCCGCCCGTCATGCGTTGATCTTTACAAGCACGGTTGTGTCGTCAGCCGCTGCCGCTGCCACTGCGAATCCGGCCAGTGTGTTGTTGGTGCTTGTGGTGGTGATGTTGCCGTTTGTCGCGTCCCAGTAGACTGCCGCGCCAGCTGTGATAGCTCCGGTCGCCTTGGGCAGTTCGAAAACACCTGCGACGATCAGGCTTCCCATCTCGCCGACTGCGATGTCAGTGCCGGCGACGCCGATCTTTGTTCCGAATACGATTACTTCGTTGGCTTCGATTTTGGCGCTGCCGCTGTTGGTGTAATCAACCGCGTCGCCTCTCTGCCAGTATGTTGCTTTAGCCATAGCTCTCTACCTCCTGTGTATTTCTTACGCGATCACCGCGCCGGGGTTCTTGATGATACCGCGGAAGTCTCTGACGCTGATGCCCCAGTCGAGATAAATATCCCAGACAAAGCCGAGCGTGCCGGGGGTCTCCATTCTGCGGACGGTGGGAGTCTCCTGACCGTTCAGATAATCGACCTGAATACCCCTTGCAGAAGTGGGGTCGGCGATCATGAACCAAGGGCACTTGTTTGCGCCTGCAAGAGCGTTAAGCACAGGACTCTGGACGATCTGCAGAGGGTAGTTGTACAGAGGGTTAATGTCGTTGTTTGCGCTTCCTGTGACCTGAGTGCTGTGCAGGATCACGGCAAGGTCGAACTCATAGCCGACGCCGACGACGATGGTTCTGGGAGTCATGTAAATGGCATCGCCGAACTGATCGACCTGTCTCTGCATCTGCAGGATTGCTGCCTGAATGGTGGACTGGGAGGGCGCCGCGCCGTTTCCGCTGATCAGGTTTTTATGATCGGCGTGGAACAGGGTCTTACCGTCGAAGATCGTGGGATTGCTGAACAGGATGTTGTAGACCTGTTTGTCGATGGTCTTTTTGGCGGCTGTTGCGTACAGGCCGGGCACCTTGGTCAGGAATCCGATGTCGTCATTGATAAATGCCTGACGGGTCATGGAAAACTGCTTTCCGTAGGTGTCGAGCTTACGGGTGGGCAGAAGCTCGGTTCTGGGAGCGTCGGCCTTGATCTCACCGTTCTCAGGGACTTTCAGGAAATCACCGACGCCGCCGATCACGTACTCATGATCTGCAGTCTCTTTGAAATCAGGCAGCGTGCCTTTTGTGGTAAATGCCTGGAAAGTGGTGGGAACGTGATTGTAGATCTCCACGAGGCTCTTGCGGATGGTCTGATCCATGATCGCCGGGAAGGCCGCGGAGGGATTATAAAACTCACGGCTCAGCTCCGCGTAAATCTCGTCGGAGGACTTGCGCAGAAGTTCGTTTACGTTTCTGCCTTCGCGGGACAGGCACTCGATACCGAGGTCTCTCAGGCTCATAGCGCGGAGCTGCTGCGCTCCGTCTGCGGGGGTCTCCACGTCGAGCCCGGCTCTCATCATGAGGGCGTCGGCGGCTCTTGCGCGGAAAGTGTCCTGCTCGTCTCTGGTAACCTGTACGCTTGCGGGGCGGCTGGTATTGCGCAGGCCGTCGAGGATGGCGGCGCGTACCTGATCAAGCGTGGATCCGTTACGGATATAGCTTGTGGAATCAACGTCGAAAGTCCTGCACAGGTCGTTGATGGATGCGACGCGCTCACGCTCGTCGGCGATCGCTCTCTGCGCCATATCTTCTGCGGGCTCGCTGGTCTCGGCGGTCTCTTCCGCGCGGGTAGCTTCCTCTGCCTCGATCTCCAGTGTCAGAGCGTCGATTTCACGCTGAAGTGCGTCAAACTGCGCCTGCTCTTCTGCGGTCAGGTCTCTGCCGAGAGAGGTCAGTGCCTGCTGCTCTCTGATTTTCGCGGCCCTCATCTGTTTCTTGTTCATAAGGGGTAATCCTCCTTTAGAGTAATCTGTTTATGTTTACGCGGAGCTTCCGCTGTGCCAGAGACGGCGCTCCTTTGGGTGTAACTGTTTCCGGCGTCTCAAGCTCGCGGCCGACGCCCACGGTGGGGTCAGCGGGGACGGAAACGATGGATATTTCAAAAGGCTCCCATGAGATGGCAACATCGCACGGTCCGGTGAATTTCCCGCTGGAGCTGATTTCTCCGGCGGTGACACGCTCCCATGTCTTCACCCGGTATCCGACGGACACGCCTTTCAGGGTTCCGCTTTTGACTTTCTGGTATATGGTCTCGGCAGCGTCGTCTGAGTCGAAAACGACGACTGCCTTGCCCCTGTCACCCTCGAGCCATGCCCGTTCGATGCGTCCGAGGACTTCGTCGCGGTCATGGTTAAAGAGCAGGACTCCAATTTCGTTCAGGCGGGTCAGGTCCACGGCTCCGGGACTGTGGTCAAGGATCTCGATGCCGAAAAAGCGCTTATACGGCTCCTCGGACGAAAACGACAGCTCAAACCGCCGTTCATTCCCCTCGCCTTCCAGGGCGCGGATCTGTCCGTTAATTTCCCTTCTCAGGTCCTGATTCTGTTTGCTCTGTTCCGTCGGCGGGTTTGTCTGCCTGCCCTGCCTGCCCTGTTCCTGCGGGGATTCCCGTGACCGGGACAGCAGGGACAGGGGCGGGGATGTTCTCTTCCTCTCCATCGTCTTCGTCGATGTCGAGGTTTTCCGGTTTCTGTCCATAGATGATTCCTCCTAACTCGATGCCGTGCTTGAGTCCGTATTCGCGGGCCTCTGCCATGGCTTCGATAACCTTCTTCCAGTCCTGTCCGTTTTCAGCACATGCCTGCTGGAACGTCTTCTGCCCGGTCTGGAGTGCCACTTTCATGGCGTTGGTTTCCTTGAGCGGGTCGATCCACCGCCTTGGTGCTGCTACCCACTCGTGCGTCAGGTACTGTTCGCGCTTTTCGGGATCCCAGAAGTCCGGAATATCGAAAAGCCCGGAGAGCACGCCGGAAATAACAAAGGATTCATAGACTTCATCGAGGAAAACCTCCCGGAAAAGCTCCGTGTCCTCGATGTATGTCTGCTCGTCCTCGATGATCCCTTGGCGCGCCGATGAATAGTTGCTCTGCGACATGTCACGGCTCGTTGCCTCGTAGGAGAGGCCCTGCCCCGCTCCAATCAGTCTCTGCTGGAGCTTGATGTACTGTGCCGCGTCGGTCGCCTGTCCGGTGGGATTGACGACCTGTATCTCATCTCCGGCATTGAGTTCCTTGATCATGCCGGGACTGATAGTCTTGCCATCGTAGGAAACGCGGGAATTGGCATCGATAAAGCCGCCGCGTCCGATTCCTGTCGTCGGGATGGTCTTTTTGATAAAGACAGACAGGCAGGCGGCGATTCGCTCTTTGACACTGACCGCCGTCATAAATTCGTTGGCGTCCCGGATCCGGCTGATCGTCGGCGCAAGGTCGCTCATCTCGCGGATCTGGGACGGCCGGCGCTTGGAAAACAAAAAGATCATGTTTTTCTCAGGCACGTACACGGGGTCAGCCTGGGAAAATCCGTCAATATCGTACTGCCGGATCCAGAAGCCTACCGGGCGGTTATAGGAGTTGTATTCGATGCCGCCTATGACGCGGTTGCCCTTGTTATGCGGAGCCATGACCGTGTTGTCGAGTTCATCGACCTCCAGCGCCTGCAATTTCAGCGGGACGATGCCGCCACGGGTGTAGCACTTTTTGAAAAGGATGCCGCCGTCGACCTTCTTGCGCTCGATCGCCATGCGCCCCATCTGCATCAGGGACTGCGTGCCGGTGATGTCGCAATTCTTACGGTTGCACCATTTTTTCCATGCGGCTTCGATTTCCTCGTTGAGCTTTTCACTCCCGGTGTGTGCCTGCAAAGTCCATCCAAGGCCGATGACATTGCGCTTGTATGCCCCGATGATGGAATTGGCCATGTCGGAATTGCGCTCGAGGTCTCTTGCTCTGGCCCGGACCGTCTCGCGGTTATACCGGTCGGTCTGCTCCGCGCTCTGGTTATACGCATACCATCCCGCATTGAGCCGTCCGAAGTTTCCCGCGTCGTAGCTTTTCATCTCTTCGAGGCTCTGCCGCCATGCCTGACGCCGCGCGCCTGCCTCCGGAGAGATAAAGCTGATTAAGCTATCTAAAAAATTCATGTTCATCTCCCATCGAAAACGGCTACATAGCAGTCATCCAGAAGCCCGGGCGTACCGCTCGCGACCTGAGCCTGCAGGTCGTTCCGGATGGCGTACAGCTCCTTTAAGTCCGCCCGCGTCAGTTTCCTCGAGCCAATCTGGTAGGACTGGCCGGAAATCAGAATCTTGGAGATTGCCGTATTCACATCGTTCAGCAGGGCATCCGGCGTGTAGTTTGTGTTATCCATTTATCCATTCCTCGCTGTTCTTGATCCATGCCTCTTCCGCGTCCTGCTCCGGCTTCTGCGGTGCCTGCGGAGCCTGTGCCTCCTGCCGCAGATGGAGCATCCTCACGCCGAGTATGTCAGCGGCCGCCATGGCGTACACCTCGCAGTCCAGGTAATGGTTGTCGGGATGGCTCTCTTTCGGGATCCATCTCTGCACGTACTTGGTGCCGCTTTTGACGCTAACTTTATGCTCGGATGTGACCTGCTCGGCGTACTCCACGTCGCATCCCTTGTAGACCATCCAGGCGCCTCTGCCGTTGCGCTTACGCATCCTGGAGGCGATCATGTCTTTATACTTGCCGCCGTCGACCAGTACCATCTGCATGCCGGTCGCTCTCGAACCCTGCTTGTTGACGGTACTGAGCCTGTAGTGGGCGTCCATTTCATGGGTCGCGCCCTTGCCGGGAATCGCCCATTCGGAATTATCGATGCAAAACTCATATACCTCATCAGTGTTGTAGCCGGAGTCGACGACACAGAGGTTGACGAGCATTGTCCCGCCGTCCTCGCAGGTGTATCCCATGTTCATGATTTCTTCGAGTTCCACGAAATCACGCGCCTGCCCGTGGGCGATGTTCTGGGACGTGATGTACTCGCCCCATGCACGAATCGTCCAGTAGAAATAGCCCTTCTGAACATCGACGCCGGCAGTCAGGAATTTTGCCCATGACGGGACGGTATAGGCCGAGACATCTGTCTGCCGGTCGAGGACGATCTCCGCGGAAGTCTTGAGCCGTGTATCCTCCCATGGTTCAGCGAGCCACGAGTTCACAAAGTTCTGGAGCTTTTCAGGGTCGTCCTTGGCGTCCATGAACTTCTTGGCAATCTCGGAGAAATGCACGAAGGGACTGTACAGCGTGTTGAGCCAGAAACAGACTCTTTTCACAAAGCGTGTATTCTGCCGGACGATTTGCCATTCGCCTTCCCGGACCGCCTGCTGCTTCTGCTGATCAGTGATCGCCCCTCCGCACTCCTGACAGATATAGAAAGCAAACTCGGCTCGGTCCGTATCGCTCAGGCCTTCGTCGTCCATCGGCTCAAGCTGGTCAATCTTCTGGGCTATCTCCTCCTTGCCGTATGCTTTTTTATAGTCTTT